CAGCGATGACACACCGCCGAATTCGCCGACACCCAGATACAATTCGTTATTGTATCGGCGCTCACCGATGCCGGAATGTACCCGCACCATCCCTGCCGGGAAATCAAACCCGGCAAAGGCGCGGATGCGCTCCGGGTGTTTGTGCAGGGCGTCCAAAATGACGTCAGGGACGGGATAATTAATCAAAATTAAACGCCTCCTCAAACGTGAGCTTGATGTTGCGGTAATAGCGGTTGGAGCCGGTAAACTGCTCTATTTCGCGGGGGTTGCTCCAGCGGCACGTTGCAAGCAACTGTGAGGGGTTAGTCAACAATACCTGGTTGGCATTGGGCAGCTGCAGCAGCTCATTGGCCAGCGTCAGGGTCGCATGGCCAGCGGCGTCGGTGATGACATCGTCCAGCACTTCGTGCAACCGGTTGCCCAGGACGAAGCGGGCACCAGCACCAGCCAGCGTCTGGCTTAGCTGATCGCTCTGGATATCCAGCAGCAGCCCTTCGTTGTCATTACCCCGGACGGTTTGGCTACCGGGCCATGTGCTGTGGTCATAGTCGTAGTCTTTGAGGCGAATGTGGTTTTTATGACCATGCAATTTTTTCAGCACATTCAATATTTGCTGGCCCTCGGAGCGGGGCAGAATGTCGTAGCTGTAAACAATGCGCCAGCGGGCCGCGTTGTCCTGTGTTAAAAACTCATAGCCCTCGTTGGTGCGGCTTAATTTTGTGCCTGCCACCGGCTGAAACAGGCAGTGGGAGGGCAATACAGCAAACGGGTAATCGAAAATCATGCGGCGGCTCCTGAGAGCATCTGAGCGCGCTGGCCACCGGAGGCGAAATCTTCCATCAGCTCGGCGTTGTATTGTGCCAGCGCCTGTTCCACTTCGGCCCGAATTTTCTGCTCCATGCCGGGCATGGCATTTCGCGCATCGATGTTGATGACGGGGCTGGAATGAATGACGGTCTGACGGCCCAGGCCGCCACCGGCGTTACCGGTGCCACTGTTGGCCACCGCCTCATTCAGGCGCTGCAGATTGATGGCCTGTTCGGGATTTAAGACCATCTCATCACGGCGAAGCCACCAGGTGCCTTCCTGGGTGTTTTTATTGAGGCCTGCATGGGCCTGCCCCTGAATTTGTGCGCCTCTGATATTGGCGATCAGGCTGGCACCGGCGGCAGCTGCCTTGGCCATGGCCGGGATATTCGACGGGAACGGCAGGGCCAGCGCGTTACTGATGGCCGTACTCATGTTCATCACAGACTGCGCAATGGCAAAGCCTTTGCTGATAGCAAACAATACTTTGAACGCTTTAGACTGCTTGCCGCCAAAGCCTTCGACAATGCCGGCAAGTGAATTAAAGGTGTTCTGACTGGCCGACAGCAACATGCGATTACGCGAGGCCTGATAGTTTTGCAGGCCGTCGAAATATTCCTGATTGGCCGCTTTGGACAGACTCAGGAATTCGGATTCGCTGATTTTTTGCTGTGCGTAGCTGTTGTCTATCAGCTCCTGCTGTTTGTTTAAATGCAGTAATAACTGCTCTTCTTTGGAGGCGTAACGTTCCCGGAGTGTCTCAAGCTCTGAGTCTTTGACATCCGGTAAATCTGCTGTCGGATCATTGGCTGCCTCCACACCAAACTGGCCAATGTCGAAATTGATGTCATTCGCGGCGGCCTGTCGTTTTGCGTCGCCCAGCGCGTTTGCCGCGGCGATTTGCTCATTGAAGGACTTGATAGCGGCATCGCGCTGCTCAAACACGCCCTTGATGTATTTTTTCTTGAATTCGTCCAGGCGGTCATCCATGGCGTTGAGTTGTTCAAGCTGGGTCTTCAGCTGTGCGGCCTCTTCGTCGTCGCCTGTCCATTCGTTCCAGGCCAGGCGCAATTCAGCGATTTGAATTTTGGTTTCGCGGATGAGGTTGTGAGCTTCTGCAATGCCGATTTTGATGACGGCACTGATATTCTGGGGAAACTGGATGAAGGCATCCCCCAGGAAATTCAGCACCGCTTTTGTCGCGGCCACAATCCCCTGGATTTCCGTGCCGTAGTTATCGCCCACAACGGCTATGTGGCTATGTGGCCAGAGACCTGGTTAGCCCAGTCCGCCCACATGGAAGACAGTGCATTTATCCGGGCTACGAACTCCCCGGAGGCAATAGCATTGGTCAGGTCGTCCATGGCAGAACCTGCCACTTGCATATGCTCTGCGATGAGTCGGCCAAGACCGGCTTCTGATATTGTAAAGCGAAGGGTGTCGTAGCTGTCGCCTAAATTGGAAATCACCCCGTCCAGGGTCTGTGCACGGCGGGCCATGGCCCCGGCGAACTCCACATTCCCGATATCCTGTAAATAGCCCACAATCGCCTGGCTGTTATTGGCCACTTCTTTTGTCGTGCCCCGGAAGGTAAAGGCAATGGTGTCGCCTTGGTTCTTGGCCTTGATGCCGAATTCTTTTAAACGCTCAAATTCGGCGACACTGGCATCGGCCACGGCTTCGATGAACTGATCCAGCGATTTGCCCATTGCTGAGGCGGTATTCATGTAGCTGCGCAGTGCGTCCTGGCTCGGGTCAAGGCCCAGATTCGTCAGTTTGATGAAGGCGGTGGTCAGCTCTTCCACGCTAAAGGGGGTCGTTGAGGCAATGGCGTTAATGGCGGAAAAGGTTTTTTGTGCGTTATCGGCGGAGCCTGTGGCGGTTTCCAGAGACGCTTCCAGGATTTCAAAGCGGCGGGCCACGTCCACGACACCGCTTAACGTTTGCCAGGCGGCGTGCACAGAGAGCACCGAGGCGGCCAGGGCCGTGAGTTTGCTCACCAGTTGGTTGCTGGCCGCGCCCATTTGCTGGTTTGCGCGGGTGGCCTTTTTGACTTTGGTGTTGTATTTGCCGATTTCATCGTTGGCGGTCACAAAACGGCCACGGGCGTCACGCAGGCGACCATTCATTTTCTGAACGCTTTGGGTGCTGCTTTCCTGAAGCTTGCGGGTTTGATTGAGTTTATCCGCGTGCTGTTTCACCTGGTTATTCAGGTTCGCGGTTTTGACCGCCGCATCATTGGCCGCGCCGCCGAAGTCCTGGACGGCACGTTCGGCGCGCTGCATGTCTTTGACCAGGACCGCGCCGTTGGAGTCAAACTGAATGCCGGTGGCGATGTTATTGCTCATGGGTTATTGCTCATGGTCGGGCGTTTTCCTGTTGCTGCGCAAGGGTGTTAAGCCGGGCCTCAAGTTGTTCGTTTCGGGCCTGCATGTAGCCGTGGGCCACGTCCTGCATGGCACGATACAGGCGGGGCTTTAGCCTGCGGCCACTGAGCCGACATTCGGCCTCAATGGACACCGGATCCAATCCCGTCAGATAACCGTTTTCCACCCGAAATAAATGACTGAACTGCAAAAACGCGTCCACGGCCCGGACATTCTCCGGGAACAGCACAAAGTCTTCGGCAGCGCTTTCTCTGCTGGCGAAAAAGGCGTCTATCTGGGCCTCGGTGGCTCCCTGGCTGCGCATCTGCTGCTCCAGTGTGTCGTCGTTTTCTAGCGTTTCCCGCTGCGTCTCTTTTTCGGGGGGCGATTGCGCGAGGTATTGTCCTGCCCCTCTGCGTTTTTTGCAGCGCCTCCCGAGACGGCCTCGTGATAAGCCTGCAAAAAGCCGGTGCGGTTCCAGGGGTGTTTAAAAATACGGGATTTAGTTTCGTCGGTGCACTGAAGCGGCTGACCGGTTTTATCCTGGATATCGTCACCAAAGCCGACAACAACACGCATCAGAAACGTCACATCGTTCTCTTTAGCAAGTTCAACGTCATAGTCATCCTGCGCCAACATTTCAAAATCAGCGTGACACGTGGATACCACGGACGTTCCGCCGTTGACCGGCGTGTTGATGGTCACGGGCCAGGTGACAATTTTTACTTCGTCTTCGTCTAATACAATCAGTGACATATCTCTCTCCTGTCTGTTTTTGGGTTAGCGTGTAGTATGGGTGGTGGCCCCGGAGCGTTTTTGCTCAATAATGAGTTCATGGCATTTTCGGCCATGGTGCTCTGCGGGCTTGACGTCTTCCAGCACACAATCGGGACTGGTGAACCCGTTGATGGCTCCGGCAGAAATGCCATGCTGTAATGACACTGCAAAGCGGGCGCGGGCTTCTAAAATGGCATACGGATCGAAGGTGGACAGGCGGGGTGCCAGGACCACCAGTTTCAGGGATTCCTCCCATTTTTCGATGATGAAGCGCCCCCGGACGGGGTCGCGGGTGAGGGTGTTGCCCAGCGTATGCTCAAAGCTGACCACTTCCATTTCATCGCCGTCCAGCAACAGGGTGGTGTTACTGCTGTTGACCGGCACCGGCGTCTGAAAGCCGCTGAAGCTGGCTACCGGTGCCAGGGCCTCAACCGCACCGCCGTAAATGCCTTTGACTTCGACAGAGTACATGCCGGTTTCATCGGCCTTGCCTTTACTGACAATATTGGCTTTTCCGGCCTGTAGGACGTGATACTCGTTTTTGTACAAAAACCGCATCGCGCCATCGACTTCCTGTGACTCGTCTTCAACGCGGGTATACTCCACGCGGTCCGCCTGCACGGTCTCCTGATATCCGGCCATTAAAAACAGGGCACGGTACACGACGGGCGCGGTATTGGTGCCGGAGGCGGCCATTTCGATATCAAATGAGATAGTGATGTTACTGCCGATGACCAGCTGCTCTTTACTGCCTGAGGGCCTGCCATCGGCAATATCACGGGTTTCCTTCAGATACTCCGGGCCGGTGGTGGTCAGATTGCGAGCTACCAGGGCCACGGTGGTGCCGGTGCCTGCAATGTAATCTGTTCCAACGGTGTCGCCTGTGCCCTTCAGGGCTACCTGGACAAAGGTTTCTTCAACGCGGTCAATGGGGTTCATTCGCTGTCTCCGGTTTCGGCATCAGATGGCTCAGGTGGTGGCATGACGGGCGGGATAACCAGCGCCACTTCCAGCATAGCGTGGGCATCAATCTGGGCTATCTTGGCCTCAGACAGCGCGATACCATTGCCGTCTTCGCCGGAATTTTCGCCGGGGGCAAAGACGATACCCGCGCGTTTGATGGCGTTTCTCTGGTGGTTCCAGACCACATATTTCTTTTGCTCAGGCATATCAGCCTCCTGTGTAATAACTGGTTTTAAACATTTCCTGCCACCAAAGCTCGCCATCTTTGAGCTTTACCAGGCGACCTCCGGCCAGCAGAATGCCGGTATCCATCTGCGGTGGCGTGTAGCCCAGCAAGCTGTCCTCCAGCTGGCGGACAAGTTGTTCCAAAATCCCCGTGGCTTTCTTGCCCAACGGATCCTTTAGCGTGCGCACCGCAATAAGCACGGCAAACGTTAATTCCATTTTCTGAAACGGACGACCGACCCCGGTGGCCCGTTCATTGCGGCCGGGCCTGCGGGCACCCGGCAGCAAAAACGCCGCATTTGAGCGCTTGCCAATACCCTCTTTCAGGGCCTCCTGGATGTTCGCGGCCCCGAGAACGGCCTCAAAAATGGGCTTAATCTGCGGGGTAACATCGGGCACCAGCATCAGATAAAGCCCTGGCTGTCAGCGCGGCCCCAGACGGAACCGGCGGACTGCATCACGATGGCGTCATCGTCTTCTGCCACTTCCACGTCATCCGTGTCATTGCCCAGTGTCAGTTCGCCCCTGGCGAATTGCTTAAGCGTGGCTCTGGCATCGTCATACTTCTTGGTGACGTTTTCCGTGGGGTCCGGGTCGTACAGGTAATAGCGGGCAATGTCCACACACAGACGGACCAGGACGCCGGGCACCGCAGGGAGTGGCAGGTCATACCGGGCAGACAGTGCGACATCAATCTGTTCACTGGCATCTGCGATATTCGTGTTCAGTGTGTCAGTATCAATGCCGCCGCCCGCCGGGATAAGCTGTTCCAGTTCACCTGGGTAGCGGGCTTCATAGTCGGCCTGTGCGCAGTAGTTCATTTTCTAGCCCCGGGCGTTTGCTTTGTTTTGTGATTTCGCCGGTGCCTTTGTCGGGGCCGTCACCTTCTCAGGGGGCGTCTCCGGTGCTTCCTCTTGCTCCGCAGCAGGCGCGGGCTGCTCCTGGTGCTGTTCTTTGTGGGTCAGAGACTGGATATAATTATCCAGATGGATGCGGTCAACGCCGTCAGGGACTTTGTCTTCAGGCATTTCGCGCACAGACAGGCGGCTTTCTGCGTGCAGTTTGTCCAGCACACCTTCTGCCAAGCCGTCTCTGGCCAGGGCGGTGCCCTTATTGGTAAAGCCCATTCCCGCACGGCGGAAGGTTTCGTCCATGGATGTGACGACCACGGCGATAGTTGATGTTGTCATAATAAGTTCCTGTGTATGGCGTTTGTTCGCTCAGGAAGGAGACCCGGACTAATCCAGGTACACCGCTTCGTTTAAGGTGAATGTGCCATGTGTGGGTTGTCGATGGTGGTGGTGCCGTCTGAGATCTGCTTGTTCTGGATCCAGGGCTTGAATTTCGGTCCCTGGGTGCCCGGCACGCACAGCTCAAGATTGCGATAGCCCAGACCAAGCGGCCTGCCGCCATCGGCTTTAAATGAGCGCATCCGGGCCAGACCTTCATCCAGCGCATCTTTGGAGGGGTCAACTTCCATGCGAATACAGGTTTGCCAGAAGCCAAATCCCACATTACAGCGTTTGTCCACGCCGTACTGATACACCCGTTCTTCATAGACTTTCGACGTGGTCGGTGTGTCCATGGAGGTGAACCGGGGCGCGCGACGTTCCTGGTAAATGACGGGCATGACGCGCTTGGATTTGTCGACGATGTACCAGGCAGGCCCTGTGTATCCGGCGTCTGTGATGATATTAGACACCGAGGTGTCAGTGCCGCTGCCATCGACCTCACTGTTCACAGGGTGGTCGGTGTCAAAGAAGTACTGACCATCGTAGCACTGCGTTGTGTTGCCGTTCTTGAGCAGGCCATAGCACAGCTCGTCAGGATGGGTGGCCACCGCATCGCCCATTTCCACAAACAGCTGCGAGTACTGCCCGAGGTTATCGTCTTCGATATCGTCTTCCAGGACTTCAACACTGCCTTCAAACGGCTTGTTTTCGATGGAGTACTGCTTCTCTGCCATGGATTTGTGCTGGCGTGAGCCTACCCATTCACGTAAGTGCGGGAACTGCCCCAGCCAGCCATACTGATTGCTTTTCCCTGTGCTTTTGACCAGAGTAGCAATATTGGTCCACTGCGGTGCGGCAGCGGTCAGGCCGCGCTGAAATTCGGTTTTCCAGGTGACACGCAGGGCGTCAAGTTTGGGTTGGGTGATGATCAACTTTTAGCCTCCTCTTGTTTGGCTTTCAGGTAGTCGGCTTCAGACAGGCCTGTGGCTTTCAGCACTTCCTTCTCATCCGCCGTCAGGGCTGACACGCCGGTATCTTTGTCCCTGGGCAGGTTGTCAGACTGCTCCGTCTGTTTGCCGGTCAGCGCCGCGATGATTGGGCGTTCTTCCAGGGTGGCAGTGAGCTTAGCGATACTGGCATTACCCAGGCCTTCCAGATACTCCATTTCTGACTCAGCAATGAACTTGCCCTTGGCTTTGGCGTTGCTGATCACCTGTTCAACGGTCAGGCCGTGATTGTCGGCTTTCAGTGCCGCCATTTCGTTAACCAGGGCTTTATATGCTTTGGCGGGCACCCAATGGTCCGGGTCGGGAGTGCCGCCGGATACCTGGGGCTTTTTCTGAAGGGCTGTCAGGGCCGTTTGCGCTGTTGCGCCAGCGGTGAGGTCCTGTTTGATTTTCGTGAGACGGGTTGTCGTCTCTTCTTTTTCCAGGAGTGCGGTCAAAGCGGCGGCATCGGTGATGTCGTCGCTCTCGCCCAGCAGCGCAAGGAAAATTTTCGTAGCTTCATTCACGGGTGTCTCCTGTGAGGTTTGTGAAGTGGTGTCAGGGGGTGAGCCGGTCAGGGAGGCCCTGAGGGCTTCCAGACGCTTCATGTCCAGCAGTGCCGGATCGTTGGTGACAGCGGCGGAGTGCAGGCCATAGACACGGCCCGTTTTCTTGCCGTAGCGGATCACCGGGCTGATATAGCGGTACTCTTTGTCTTTGATGCGTTTCAGGGCTGCCGGGGTGAATTCAGTTCGGGTG